GTGACTGTTAAACGCCTCGATGACCTTAAACCTGATGAGTTCTTGTTTATCCGTTCTGCATCTGCGGATGGACGTAGCGTGGTGCTAGCCGATAGCCCGGCAAGCTCCTGCTGCTCCCTTGCCCATGGTCAGCTTGAAGTGCAGGGGGATCGCAGCTTCAGTCAGAATGTGCGAACCGCCTATGAGCGGGCCAAGCTTAATGACAAGGTCGCCCAGGCTGGGGGTGGCAGCTTCGGTTCTGCGCCTGCGCCAGCCGAGCCGCCCTCAGAGTTGGCCCAGCAGATGAAGGCCGATACCACCAGTGCCACTGCGGTCAGGCTTCCCATTTTGGTTTACCAGTCTCCCAAGTTGCCGGGCAAGAATGCCGACGGTTCGACCGCCGCCGACATGGTATTTGGTGATATGACCGCCGAGCAGGTCCAGGCCATCCCCACAGTGTGGGACAGCCGTCTATTTGCCCTGCAGGACCTCGACAAGTCTCGGGCGAACTATCACTTTATGAACTTGCGAACCATGGCGACCACGTTGTTTTCTGCGGGGACTCTCCAGATGGTGATTCTTGCCATGATCCATAAGTTCGAGAAAAGTGAAGGAGGGGAGTTTAGCCACCCTGAGTTGGATAGAGCTGTGAGGGCACATCCTAATACTCAAGCATTTTCTGATCGGCTTATTGAAGGTGTGAAAGTGTCACTTAAATCGAGCGATGGCGAGCCGAACAAACTTGACCTGAAAAAATGGATGGAGGCCTACCAAGGTAGATTGTTCCCCCCATCGTTCCATACTTTTTCAGATAAATATCTGGGATGGGCGAGTGGGGGACTAACCATGGCGATCAACGATGTCTGGTCTGGCCGGGCCGAACTGGTGGAGTTCGAGCGAAGTGGTCGGTCTTACAAGGGCCGCTTGAAAGTGACCTTTACCGATAATTTCGGTTTGGACTTGCCGGATGTTGGCCCTGACCCCAGAACTGGGGAGATCAAGCCCTACAGCGGATTGGCAGGTTTTCGTTCCTGGTTTGTGTTGCAGCATCTGAACCGCTTTGCCTACAAGCCTTTCCTTACCGTGGTTGAACTTTACTACCCAATACAGGGAAAGCTCCCATGAAGGCTCTATGGTTTGTAGCTATCTCTATCCTCTTCCTTTCAGGTTGTGACGATCAACAGCCTCAGCTCTATAAATGGCCGACTGACTTTCATAATGAGTTTACGGGGCGTGATAATTATCAATTTGTAATGACGAATCCCCCTGAAGGGCAAAGGGCTTTGATCACGTTTCTCGCTGATTATTTTCAACAGCATCCGTTAGAGCCTGTCGAGTATGGTGCCATTATTTATCGGGAGAGCTCAGATACCCCAATCAATGGCGATGTGCCCAAGGCTGGGATATGGGATCAGACAATGCGAGGACCCAGTAAAGCAACAGTGGATATCGATGAATACGTGATTGCTAGCCTTCTGCGAGTGAAGTATGAAGGAAAGCCAGAAATTCTCCGTATTTTCCTGGAAGGTGAGTACCGTGGCGTTTGCAAACAGTCTGAGTTCAATATCATTGATGTGATCCCAGGACAGCCTTTGCCCGCAACCTGCAATTAAACGGCATGAGTTGCCGTGAGTCAGTAAAGCCTGATTCATAACGGCTCGGTGCTTCGGTATGATGCTGCGCTGCCTGATGCAATCCTTCCATGCGGCATTCCCTGGCCATGGGCAGGTGATGTCAGGCAGACAAAAGAGGGCCCCACATTGTGGGGCCCTCTTGCGTTGGTGGGTTACTCGATGATGGGGGAGAGCTGGCTGGCCAGGTTGCCCGCTTGTTGGCTCTGGCTGCTGAGGGCGTTGCCCTGGTTGGGGTTGGGCCCGCTGCCGTGGGTGTGGCTGGCCGTGGTGGCTGCCAGCTGCTCCACCACGTTCATCAGCTGGAGCAGCAGCTGGAAGATGTTGGTGCCCTCTGTCCCCATCCAAGAACGCGGCGCCTCCAGGTGTTGCAGCTCACCGGCGACGGCCCGACGCAGTTGTCCCACCACCTCGACCAGGTCTCCTGCAGTGGTCTGGCTCATGTTGCCCAGGCTTCCCAGGAGCAGATCATCCCCCGCCAGCAGCTCGATGGCCCCCAGCGCCTCGACTCGCTTCATGGCGCCCACCTCTTCGATGCTGTGTTGCGCCACCTGCAGCTGATGCTGGCCATGTTCCCCCAGGTAGTCATCACTTTGGTGGTGCATCTCCATGGCATGGTCATACATGCGCCGGTCGGTGTGACGGCTCAGGTTGCCCACGGTATCGGTGCGGCTAAACACCTCGGCCCGCTGCTGCAGCAGCTGCTCGCCCGGGGCGATATCGGGCAGTGGCCAGCCGCTGCCAAGCACGGTGCGAATAAAGGGGCGGTCGGCGCGGCCAAAGGCAAAGCCCAGCTCGACCAGGCTCCCCTCGATGGGGAACTGCAGCAGGCCCTGCTCAGGCCCGCCGAACATCACCGGCAGCGGCACGGCGCGATAGAGCGGGGTGGCTTCATCCGGCTGGCCATCTTCCCCAAGCAGTTGCACGTCCACAGCAAAGCGCGGTCGGAATGGGTCATTGAGCTGGCCAGCGGCGGCCTGGTCGCTGATGGCTTCGACCCGCCCGAACTTGGGCAGGTGCATCTGGTCGGCCAGCTCGGGGAACTCTCCCTCGACCTTGCGCCGCTCTGCTGACTTGATGACCTTACCCGGGGTGGCCGTGGTCAGGCTCATCTCATCGCCCTTGAGGCGCACCCGGGTGACGCGTTGGCCATTGATGATGGCGCCGGGGCGCACGGCGGGGATCGGGGCCAGGGTCAGGATGTTGCCCGCCTGCTTGGCCGAGAGGGCGGGGTCTAGCGTCACCTCGCGCCCGGGCCAGCGGCTGTGGCCATGGCTGCCGACGAACACGGCACCATCAGGTTGTTGATACCAGCAAAAGTCGGCAATGGCGAAGGCGCGCCCCGCATTATCGAGCAGCTGGTAGCCGGTTCCGGCGCTGGTGAAGTTCGGGATCGGTCGGTCTGTGTAGTCGGCCCCGTCGGGTAGCAAGAAGGTGAGGCCGCACTGGTCTGTCAGCCAGGCCAGCAAGCCGCGCAGGGTGGCATGCTGCTGGCTGACCGGAAAGCGGCAGCCCAATATCCCGGCCAGCTCCCGGCATAACAGCTTGTTGCTGCCATTGGTGGCGGGTTGCACGTCGTAGACATAGCCGCTGAACCAGCGGCGCAGTTCGTTGTTGTAACCGGTGTCCAGGGTCAGGGTCTGCCCCTTGCTGGCTGCCCCCTCAATGGTCAGGGCGGCGCGCCCGCCCGCGCTGAGATCCAGCACGATGTCATGCTCGACCAGGTGCATGGGCTGTCCGCCCAGGGTCAGTTGGGTGTTGAGTTTCATGCCAGTGCGTCATCCGCTTTTTTGAGGTACTGCTCGAAGGGGGTGAGTTCGTATTCATCGGCCTTGTCCCCCTGGGTGGGCGAAGGGGCCTTGGCTTGGGTGGTTTGCTCTGTGGCCTGGCTCACCTGGGCCACCGCCTTGGGCAGACGCTGCTCGCGCTTCTCCGGTACCGAGTTGTGGTCGCTCAAGGTGAAACTCACCTGCCAGGCCAGCAGGCCCTCTTGCTCGCTGGCGGTGATGCGACCGGTGAACTTGGCCTGGCGTATCTTGACCGACTTGGCGAGTAGCGAGCCCACCCGAAAGATGTGGCGTTTGCCGCCATCATCTTTCATGTCGGCCAGCTCGAACAGGCGGGCCAGCTTGTCCCCGTCTTTGTAGGGGATGAGACCGGAGACATCCAACTCCTTGGCTTTGGTGCCCTGCTCGGCCTTGCTGGTCGAGCTGGTTTGGCCCGATTGGTCTTTGTCCTGGAACTGCATGGAGAGCGAGATCCGCATCGATGACATTGCAATGGGTTCGCCGTCCAGGGTCAGCATGGCGCTGATGGTCATGGGGTCAACTCCTGCCAAAAGGTCAGTGGGGAAGGGGAGAGCAGCAGGGTGGCGACGCTCATGCTCATGCTGTGATCCGGGGGTGTGCTCTGGCCAAGTTGCGCGGCCAGGCTGGCGACATCCCCCTGGCCTTGCCAGCGGTAGAGCTGACCCGAGAGCGTGGCCAGGGTATCCAGCGCGCTGGCCAGTTCGCTCAGGCGAGCTGCGCGGCGACTCGCCAGCCCCTGCAGCTTGGCGATGGGGCTCTGGTTATCCCGGGCCAGACTCTCTAGCTGGGCAAGCTCACTGCCCAGGTCGAGGTGAGCCGGGCGCAGCGGCGCCCAGACCAGCGGCTCATCGGCATGCCAGCGCGGTACCTTGGCCGCCGTGGGCTTGGCCATGATGTCGTTATTGGCTTCCAGGCGACGCAGGGCCGCGCACCACTGCGGCAGTGGCAACAAGGCGCACAGAGGGGCCAGTTTGGCCGCAAGGTCGGCGGCGCTGTTACCTGTCACCAACCAGGCGAGGGCATGGAGCTGACCGGAGGGCAGCAAGGGGTCGGCACCATCTTGCAGCTTGTCAGCCAACGCCTTGACCGCATTGGGGGCGGCCAGACTGGCCTGTTTATCCTGCATCTGGCCGACGCCGTGCAAAAAGGGGGTCACCGCCAGGGCGCGACCGGTGACCAGCAGATGGTCGAGCTGGGCGCGAAGTCCTGAAAGGGCTGCGGCCTCACCACTGAGCGGGTGGGGGCGATACTGGGCGCGGCTGGCGATGGCCTGCAGGCGCCCCATGGCCGCGTCCGCCAAGGTGGGGACTTGGGTCAGCACGGCGCGGGCCTGATGGTGCAAGCTGGCCCCGCTGGGGGGCCACTGCAGGTCGCTTTGTTGCCAACTCATGCTGGCAGCTCCGGCCAATCCACCGTCGTGGGCCAGCCAGGTGTTTCAGGCAGGCGCGAAAGCGTCACCCGGTACAGTCGCAAGGCGGTGAGCCGCGAGGTTTCCGCCGGGGTCAATATGCCCAGTAGCTCGGCATCTGCAAGGGGGGCGATGGCATCGCCAGCCAGTTGCAGGCGGCGCGCCAATTCGCGCTGTTGCTCCTCTTCGGTCGGGATGGGCGTTGGCGGCGCCTGATAGGGAGCCACCTCGCCATATTCACCAAAGCGCGCCCGCACAAACAGCTCGACGCCATAGGGCTCCGGGTCGCTTTGGGTGGCGGCGAAGGGCACCGGCTCGGCCTGATTGGCAAACTGGACGGTCAGATTGATGGCGGTGTATTCCGGGTCGGCCCACTCGGGGGCGGTAACGTGAAGAATGTCGTCTGTCATTTTGTGCGGATCCACAGTGAGGTGTTTTGGTCGTTATTGCCGCCGCCCTTGATGGCGCCAACCAGCTTCCAAGTACCCGGCAGGGCGGCGCCGATGCCCGGGCCGCCATCTTCCGAGTTGGCTGCGCGCAAGGAGCTGCCCGCAATGGCGTAGCCTGGGCCCTTGTTCCCGCCGGTTGATACGATGCAGGTGGCAAAACAGTAAGTCCCCACCTGCCCCCAGCCGCTGCCCACGATGTCGGCATTGCCCTGAGACGCCGGGTGGGTGTGACCAGAGGGGGGCATGGTGCCGGGCTTGCCGGACACTTCCCCCCAGCTTGGCCAGCGGCTGGCGTATGCGGGGATCCCGCTTATCTGTCCCCAGGGGTGGGAGTGGGATGCGGCCGCGGCACCCAGTTCGGCCAAGCTGGGTTTATCATTGGTGTGATACAGCCGCACATTGGTCGAGGGGGAGGTGGTATCGGTGCCATTGGCCTTGTACCCGTACCACAGCTGATGAATAGCACTGGTTGAGCTGAACAGGGTGTGTCGATACTTGCTTCCGCCGTTGTGTCCCCAGCTGATCCAGTTCAAAAACTGCGTGCTGCCAGAGCCCTTGGGCGCTTGCGCCGAGCCTGTCATGAACTTGTCAGATTGAACGTTCCAGTCGAGGTTCTTGAGATCGAGAGAGTCGTGGCTGTGTCCCTCGCTGGCCAAGGCCGGTTTGTCTGTCACCTCGCCCCAGTTCGGCCAGCGGGTTGCCTGGGTGGGCACATTGTCCAGCTCGCTCCAGGGGTGGCGATGGCTGCCCGCTTTGATCTCCACCGCGATATTGACGCCTTGGGCGTCTTCCAGGATGCCTTTGCCGCTGACATCCCCGGACAGCTCGATGGTGCGCTTGCGGCGCAGGTCGGTCACGCTGCCGTCGCTGTTGATGATGGCCACCTTGGCCAGATGGTGACGATAGCCGTTGCCGTCGGTGTAATCGGCCTTGTCGGCCACGCTCAAGGTCAGCGTGAAGTGGTTCAGCCAGGCATCGAGCAAAGAGTCCGCCCGGTAGATGTCGAGCCAGAGCCCCACCGGCTTGGCCCCCGGGGCAATCTTCTGCACCTCATCGAGTTGGGCGCGCAGGCCGCCGACATAGGCGACCCCGGGCTGCACCTTGTAGACGCCAGCCTCATTCACCAGCTTGAAGCCGTCGCCATAGAAGGTGGCGGGCCCGAAGAACTGCAACGCCTGCAGGCGCAGGTCGTCATCCATGCCGCGCAGGCGGGCGGAATAGTCAATCTGCCAGGTGCTGGCGTCCACATTCGTGACCGTGGCTTCACTGGCTCGGTCGTACTCCATCAGCATCGATTTCACCAGGCTGTTGCCCACCTGGCCGCTCAGGGGATCGGTCTTGAGTTTGGTCTCGCTGCCCTTGTGCACAATCATGGCCACCATGCCGGTCGCCTTGTTGATGAGGTACATGGCATTGAACTCGAAATCGCCCAGGGTGGTGTCCATCACGATGGTGTAGGCCACCGCGTCGTTGTTGATGCGCCCGCGCTGATCCACGTGATGGCGGTGCACGATTTGCCCTGCCGGTGGCAGAGCGCCATCGGGGTTGATGGGCGCATCGGGGTCTAGCCCGGGGATGTTGGCCAGCACGAACTCATCGAGCACCACCGGGGCTTGGGTGGCGAGACAGGTTTGCCAGTAGCTGGCGAAGGCGTTGGTAATGATCTGACTCATGGGTTCCTCTTGAGTGATGCGCCGAACACCTGCTGGCTCATGGTGATGCGGCCATGATGGATGGTCGCGCTGACCGGATAGACCACCTGGAAGCGGTAGCGGCGGCAGGTGCGGCCATAGTGTTGAATGAGGGTGCTCATCAGCGCCTGATTGCTGGCCATGGCGCTGTCAGTCACCTCGATGGTGATGACGTCCCAGGGTTGGCCCGCCTGGCGCTCGTGGATATCGCACCAGCCGATGCCAAGCCGCTCGAAAATCCGCTTGAAGCCCGCCACCTCGCCCGCGTCCCTCGCGTTGACAAAGGCGAACTGGACGCGCTTGCGAAACAGCGACAGCGGCTCGCCATCAAAGCGGCCGATGTCCCGCTCCCAGGCGAGCAGGGCCAGCAGGGACTCCGAGCAGGTCAGCGGGTCTTGTTGGGCCAGTGGCAGCAAGAGCAACCCCTTGAGTCGTTGCCAGAAGGCGTTGATGCCCTTGGCCAGAAAGCCCGGTTCGGCGTGAGCGGCACTGATGGTGATGCCATCTTCCCACCAGGGGGCGCTGGCATCGGCCAGCACGGGGGCTTGCAGGTCATGGCTAAGCGGTGTCGGTTTAGTCATGGAGGGTGACCTCAAGCTGATTCAGGCGTGGGATGGCCAGGGCGGAGACGATATCTTCCTCGGCAAAGCGCAGGCTCTTGAGCTGCGGGAACTGGCTGTGCAATTCGCGGCCCAACTGGGAGAGGGAGAAGCGCGACTGGGGCCAGGTGCGGGTGACGCTGGGGAAATCCGCAGACTGACGAAAGGCCGCCTTCACCAGGTTCTCGGCGCCTGCCTTGAGCGCAGTTCGCTGCGCCTCGCTGAGGTTGGCTTGTGGCCACAGCTCCAGGGTGAGGTCGTGCTGGGTTTCGGGGATGCTCATCACGAACAGGTCATCCCCATGGCCATGGTTGCCCTGGCGGCCCACGTAGTCGTTGAGCTGGGCGGTGAGGCTGGCCGGGGTCGGCCCCACTTCCAGCAGGATATAGGCGTTGGCGGTGCCGGGGCCCCGGGGGGCGTCATGCTCGAAGAAGATGTGATCGGCGCGAATGCCCGCCACGCTCGCCAGCATCGAGCGGTAAATCGCATCGATGTGATAGCGGCCCACTGCCGAGAACTGGTTCTGGATGCGCAGCCCCAGGGCATCGTTGCTCTCGGCGTCGCTGCCCTGGGTGGTGATCCACTCCTTGTCGTCGTTGCGCGCCGACAAAATGCCGGTCACCGCCTCGCTGAGCAGGTTGTAATAGCCAGGGGCCAAATTCCAGGCCGCGCCTGCCTGTTCGGCTTCGCACACCACCTTGGCCACCGCTTCACCGGCCGGACTGACCACGGTTTGCAGGGGCTTTAGGCGGTAGATGGTGCCGTTGATGCGCTCGGTGCTTATCCAGATATCGGCCGGGATGGTGACGGCATCCTGGGGGCTGGCCTTGACGAAGTTGACCAGGCCCCGGGTCTTTTGGGCTGCCTTGCGGGTGAGATCCACATCCCAGGCCTTGAGGTCGAGATAGGTATCGGTGGCGGTGGCCGCGAACGTATTGGGCAGCACATGACCGGCCAGCAGTTCGCGGATAAGCCAGAGCGCCGGGGTGATGACCACACCGCGCACCAGCCGCCAAAACGGGCTCACGTCCGAGTCGTTGGTGATGAGGGAGCCAGCGGCCTCCACCTCTTTTTTTAGCTCAGCCTCCATCGCCTCGGAGGTAGTCGGCACACCGGTTTCGGTTAACAGGGCCATAAAATCTACGGTCGGGCGCAGGTTCACAGGGTTACCTCCAGGGGGCCAAATTCGTAAGTGGTGGCGGTGACCAGCACCCGGTCGGCGGCCTCTTCATTGATGAAGATGGTGCCGGGCACCAGCCGCTCGTCACGTTCAACCAGCAGCTCAATCTCGGTCAGCACATCGGCGCGCAGAGTCGGGCTGCGCTCGCCGATGAGCTTGCGGGCCAGCCCCGACTCCATGATGCGGTGCTTGATGTCCTGGCCGATGCTGTGCCTGTTCTGGGTGTAACGGGGCTGGCCACCGGCATCGAGCAGCCAGGCGCCATCGTTGACCAGGATGTCGATGTATTTGGGCTCGCTCACTTGGTCTCCAGCCAGGCGTTCTCAGCCATCATTTCCGGGGTCATGGGGTTTTGGTTGTGCATATGTACCTCGCCGATATGCAGTGCCTTGGCGGGTTTCTGGTTGGCGGTGGTCGCCGCCGCGTTGGCCTGGATCAACTGTTGGCCAAGGCCCCCTTGGGGGATGGGGCTCTCGGGGCCCTGACGATAGTTGGCCAGCGGCCCGTTGATGCGCTGCTGTACCTGAGCCACCCCCTGCAGGGGGATCTGCAACTGGCTCGGGGAGGGCAGGGCCAGCTCGGGCATGTTGCCCATCTCGATGTCGATGCCCGGGATCATGTTGAGTTTGTCGACCAGCCAGTCGATGGACTGACCCAGCCACTTGAATACCCCCCAATCGCCCAGGGTCTTCTTCAAGTCGTCCCAGTAGTAGATGACCGCCGCGACGGCCCCAATCAGCAGCACGATACCGGCGACGATGAGGCCGATTGGGTTGGCATACATGGCGATGTTGACCGCGAGCAGGATGGCCCTAAAGCTCACCAATCCGGCCTTAAGCAGGTTGAGGGGGGCCATGACCAGCGTCCAGGCAATGCCAAGCCCGGTGGTGGCCAGACTGGCCAGCCCGGCAACCAGCATCCAGGCGCCGGTCACCATGCCGAGCCCCACGATAGCGAGCAGGGCATAGCTCACCACCTTGGTCAGGTTGGGAAAAAGGTGAGTCCAGCGCAGCACCACGGCGGCGCCATCGGCAAAGACCGCGACCACCGTATTGATGGCTGGCAGCACGACACCGAAGGCGGCGGCCCGAATGGCAAACCAGGCTGACTCAACCCGCTGCCATTGGTCGGTCATCGAGGCCGCCATCTGCTCGGCCTTGCCCATGCCATGGGTGTTGGCCAGGGCGTTGATGTTGGTGGCCAGCCCCTTGGTGTTGCTCATCAGGAGCTTCACCATGGCCACCGCCTCATCGGAGCCGAACGCCTTCTTAAGCTCATCCCCTTCGGCCACGCTCAGGGTCTCGCCATAGCGCACCTTGAGTTTGTCGAGGATGTTGAGCACCGGCAGCATGTTGCCCGCCGAGTCGGTGAACTGCAGGCCGAGCGCCTTCTGGGCATTGCCCACCCCGGCCAGAAACGACTTGAACTTGGTGCCCGCTTCGCTGCCCCCCATGGTGGCCTGCAGCTGGCCGAGCACCGCGAACTGCTCATTCATGGACACCCCCGCCGAGGTGGCATTGGCCCCGATGCCCTTGAAGGCATCGCTCATGCCCTGGCCGGTGGTCTTGAACATCTGCACCGCAAGCGCGGTCTTGCCTGCCACATCCTCGACCCAGTTAGCCTTGCCCATGGCATTGGCCTGCTGCTCAAAGATGCCGTACATGGTGCCCATGTAGTTGGTGATGGTGCCGGTATCGGCCTTGGTGGCGGCGGCCAGCACCCCGGACGCCCGGGCAAAGGCGGGTAGCTCGTTACCGGTGAGCCCGGCGATGGCGGACTGGATATCGTAAGAGGCCTGGACAAACTCGGTGGCCGATTTCCCGTATTCCACCGAGAACTTGAGCGCCTCTCGCCCCAGTGCCCCCAATCCCTCTTTTTGCACCCCAAGCGATGCCACTTCCCCGAGCGCCCTGTCCATCTCGATGGCGGGGCCCAGGGCTGCCTGGATAGCCATGCCACCGGCGGCCACAGTGGTGGCGCCCATGGCCATGTTGCCCCAGCCCCGACGCCCGGCCTTGCTGACCTGGTCAATCTGGGCATTGATGCCCGCCAGCGGTTTGGTGACTTGATCCACCAAGGCCACCTGCATCATCAGCTTTTCCATCCAGGCCATAGGGTCTCTTATCCGTTAAATGCGTGGGCTATCCCCTCGGCAACGGCGAGGGCAAGGGTCTTGCGGTGGTGTTTATCAAACCAGATGGCGCGGGCCAGACTATCGAGGTCGTCCTCTTCATGGGGCAGGTAGTGGCGCCGCAGTGCCAGCACCTGCTCCAGTTGATTGCGCTCGATGGCCTCGGCGCGCCCGATCAGTTTTTTATGGTGATGTCCAGGGTCGGCGCGAACTGCTCGTTGACGGCGCCAGCCAGTTGCATGGCCGCGCCGGGACGGGCCAACAGCTCATCAAGGGCCGCTTTGCTCTCACCACAGGCAATCTTGCGCAGGTAGTTGTGGGACGGGGCCACCTTGTCGCCCGGCATCAGGTCGTTGATGTAGCTGTTGTAGGCCACCATGGTGGGTTCAAAGCTGATGTCGGACCCGGCTACGGTCAGGGTGATGGTCTTGCTCATGGTTGGTTTTCCTCTTGAGTAATCCAGTGATTCAGGGTGGTTATCTGTTGTTGGCAGCGGCGCAGCGCGCCCTGCAGAGTGGGGATGAAGGCCACGGCCTCGCCCCAGGTTGTGCCATTAAATTCAGGCTCCGGGCAGCGGGGCACCAGCCCCGGTGGCGGCAGCAGCCTGACCAGCTCGGTTTTCACCAGGGGCGGCTGGCTTGAGCAGGCGCAGAGCGCCAGCAGGCAGAGGCTCACGGCTGCAGTCCGGACGACCAACTGGCGGCGTGGCCAGGACGTGTTGCAGTTCATCGGCAATGCTCCTTCGTTGCTGGTCGATCTTGGCCAGCGCGTCGTTTTGCTGGTCAAGCAGTTGGCGCAGTCCCTTCTCGCGCAGCGGGATAGCCGCCAATGCCTTGGCTTGCTGCTCGCTGATTACTTGCAGGGCGTTGATGGTGTTGTTGGCGGTGGCCAGCTCTTGAGTCCGGATGCTGAGTCGCTGGCCCTGGACAAACAGGGTGGTGCCAATCATGAGCCCGAGGAGGGTCGGCAGCAGCCGGAGGACGGTGCTCATGCCAGCACCCCGCCAAACTCGGTGAACTTGGCCAACAGGGTTTCCAGCGGGTGCTCCGGCTGGCCGTAGCCTGCCCCGGGCAGGCTGGCCCAGATGTTGTTGCACTTACGCATGGCCTCATCGATGCGGCCCGCCTCTATGTCGGCCAAGGCCCGGCGCTCGCGGATAAGCTGGATGGCCCACTTGTCCTGGGAGAGGGGGCCAAAGTCCGGCAGGCCAAGCGCCGCCTGGTAGTGGCGCCAGTGACGGGACAGGAACTGATAGCGCCCGGCGGCGGTGCTTCTGAGGCTCGGATTGACCTGCACCAGTACGTCGGGGTGCTCGCGATAGTCACCGAAGAAACCCGCCGGATTGACCAGCTTGTTATAGCCATCATCGCCCCGCCCCTTGGTGCCCTCAGAGAAGGCCAGCAGGTCGAGGAAGGCCGCCAGGTTGGCGCTGGTGTTTAGTCGTGGCATGACGGTGCTTCCTGGTGGATAAGGGTTTGAAATTCCCGGCAGGTTTGAGCGAAACGAGGAGGCTCCAGCTCCACGCCGATGAAGCGGCGGCCCAGCCGCCAGGCGGCTTTCCCTGTGGCGCCAGATCCCATGAAGAAGTCACCCACCACATCCCCCGGTCGGCTGCTGGTACGCACGATGTGCTCCATCATGGCGGCGGGCTTTTCGCACGGGTGTTTCCCCGGGTAGGCTTGCACCGAGGGGTAAGTCCACACGTCGGTAAACGGCACCTCTTTGGTGACGCTGAACGGGCGGCGCAGTTGCTCATACTCGGCCTTGAGTTGGTCATAACTGGCGGTCAGGGTTTGATAGGTGCGATGCAGCCCCTGGTAGGCCTCTTTGAGCTCATGGTGGGGCAGGCAGAGGGTGCGGGCTTTGTCTGCGAACAAGACCTGCAGGCGCGCATATTGCGCTTCGCTTGGCAGGCTCCACTGACTGCGACCAAACCAGTGGCCCGCCATCTGGCACCCCAGGGCCTGGTCAATGTCCTTGTTAGTGATGCCACAGGCGGCTTTTGCTTGCTGGAAGTAGTCGATCAGCGGCTGCATCACCTGCCCGCGCAGGGCCTGACAGGCTTGGCGATAACCACTGGCTTGCGCTGTCCCATGGGCATCTAACTGCTCGGCAAAGATGATGCGTTCACTGGCGGGCCAGAAGTTGCGCAAAGCCGATTTGTCGGCCCGGTTCCACACGCCGGAGGGTTTGGCCCAGACGATGTGGCTCAGCACCTTGAAGTGCTTGCGCACTAGCAGCTCAATGTCGGCATTGAGGCTGGGACTGCAAAACAGGTAGAGCGATCCGCTTGGTTTGAGGATGCGGGCAAACTCAATCACGCACGCTTCTAGCCAGTCCAGGTAGGCAGACACGTTGGGCCATTGATTATCCCAGTCCAGATCTTTAACCCGGTAATAAGGGGGATCGACGGCCACCAGATCCAGGCTATGGGACGGCAGTGTTTTGAGGTATGCCAGCGAGTCTGCGTTGACTAGCTTGAGCAGCTCATTGATTTTGTGGATATGTATTTGATCAGTCATCACGTCTGTTCACTCCTTTGGTAATTTGGTGTTGAGCCAGCGTTCGGCCATGCCACGAATGGTCTCAACACCGATAAGGCCTACCATGCCGCCGACAAATCCGGCCGCTTCCCCTGGGATCCCGAACCAGCCAAAGGCACTGATAAACGCCAAGGTGATCGCACCACACAGGACGGACTCCAGGAGCCTGCGGCGACCACTCCCACCGCCATAGGTGATGCGCAGCCAAGCCGTTAATACGGCCAAGGCAGTGCCATAGACGGTGGGGAGGTTGTCCATCAGCCAGACCAACAGCAGGGTCCAGAGAGTGGGGTCTTTATGAGGCATGGTGTTCATGTCCGTTAACGGCTCAAGCGTTCGAGCCGGGTTTTGCAGGGGACGCACAGGCGCACCCCCGGTACGGTTTGGCGGCGCGCGGCGGGGATAGGGTCGTCGCACTCCTCGCACTCAAACAGGCTCGGGCCCAGGGCGCGGCTCTTGCCCACCTGGTTGGCCAGTTGAATGGCCAGCATGCGCGCGGCGTGGCGGGTGGCGCGGTCGATATCATCCATGGCGGTTACCCCAGCAGGTGGCGGGTGTCGTCCTTGGAGAGGTACGGCACGCCATTGATGTGGACAAAGTCGGGGGAGGTGACAAAGCCTTTGACCTTGTGCACCCCCTTGCTGCCGCCCTTGGGGTCGATGTCGAGCAGGTCGGAGATGACCAGCTTGACGGCGAAGGCTTCGACTTTGAGTTGCTCACCCCCGGTGTCGGCGTAGAACAGCACATCGTCCGGCTCCAGGCCGCGCCAGCTACCGGCGCGCTTGGCGGCGTCACTGAGCTGGGAGAAGTTCTTGGTATCGAGTTCGAACTCCAGCTCGGCGGAGACGTCGCCGTCCAGGTAGCCATCGGGCACGCCCCGGGTCTGGGCCACGGCGCTGTTGTCGGTGATGGTCAGGCTGGCCTTGTCGATGTGCACCATGGCCCCCATCAGGGTGGTGTCGAAGTTGATACCGGAAATGCGGCGGCTCATGGGTTAGCCCTCCTCGTTGAGGCTCAAATCGAGCATGATGTTGACGGTGATCCCCTTGGGGCAGTCCAGGGTGCGCACCACCACGAACACCGAGACCAGGTTCTTGGATATCCACTGGATGCTGATGTCGCCATCCTGGGGGGAGGCGATGTCGCCCGGGAACGGCTGACCGTTGATGGTGGTGGCGCGGGCCATCTCGCGCAGGTCTTTGCCAAAGTAGGTGATGGCGGCGGCGGTGCTGCCGGGGGTGGAGTTGAAGGTGCGATCCCCGATGCGGGCAATGGCGCGGATGCGCATCCGGCGCGCCACCTTGTAGGCCACCCGCAGGTTTTCGATCACCTGGTAGTCGCCACCCTCGGCATCGAGCTGGCGCCCGTCAGCCCAATAGAAACCGTCGTAATCCGGGTACCACATCGGCACCGAGTAACGGTTCGCTTCCAGGGTCTGCAGGGTAGCCAGCGGCAGCGGGATCCCGTCCTTGTCCAGTGGCTTACTGCCCACACCCACCAGGGCACCGGTTTTGACCCGGCAAGGGGAGTCGGCGATGCTCACCGCCCGGTTGCACAGGCGACCGGCATAGACCCCCAACAGGTTTGGCCAGAGCATAGGCACCAGCGCAACCCCATCGGCGGCGATGCCATCTTGCAGGGCTGCCAGCTTGGCTTCGTAATCGCTCCAGGTATCGCCACCCTCGGCGTCCGAATTGATGCCAGGCACCCCGAGCAGGATGAACTGCCAGCGTCCCCACTTGGCGATCAGCTCCTGATTGAGCGCCTGGGCGGCGGTGATGAGGTCGGGCGTGATCTCCTGGCCCAGGATCACCATCCCCTCGAAGGATTGGGTCTGCTGGGCAGCGCGGGCTGCCGCTATCCAGTCCATGTCGGTCGGCAAGACAAAGGCGGCGGCGCTCCAGTTCTGACCGGCGTTGTCCCGGGCAGCCAGCAAGTTGGTTTTCAGCTCGCTGTCGGCCTGGCCCAAGAGGGCATCGAAGTCGCTCTGGGTGTTGACCGAGAGCAGCTTGCCGGTGTTGCTCGGCGCACTGCCGATAAACAGCAGGTGGCGCTCGACGGCGGTGACCGACCCCTGTCGTTGGTTCAAGTTGTTGATCTGCACATAAGGCCACATGGCGCTATTTCCCCTTCATATCGTGTTTATTGACGTCCCAGCCGTAGTCGATGCTTTGCAGGGCGCGGGCAAAGGCTTGCTGCCGTTGCTGGGCATTGGCGCCCAAAAATGGTCTGGCGGGGAGGTGGATCTCCCAGCTGGTTTTCACCGGCTCGTCCTTGAGCTTCTTGATGAGCAATCCCGCCTGGGCGAAGTTGAGATTGCCGGTTATCCAGGCCAGGGATGCCGAGCGGTATGTGCGCTTACGTTTGCCCGGACGCTTGAAGCCCAGCTCTCGCAGCTTGCGGGCCTGAGCTTTGCTGGCGCCTTTGTCCGCAAGCCCACGACTGGGCGCGATACGCTGGCGACTGGCGGCGTTGACCCGATAGGTGTGCCCCTTCTGGTGGGTACCGGCTATCACCCCGGCATGGGCGCTCATGCTGCCTTTCTTGAAACCCAGCTCGGCCACATCCTGGCGAGGGGCGCGGATCTGCAGCAGCTTGGGCAAGCCACGCAACATCTTGCGTTTGCCACGCTTGCGCGGTGCCCACGGATTGCCGTTGGGGTCTTGCTGGCTGCGCACGCTACGGGCGGCGAGCTTCTTCATCTCGTTGGCCGCTCGCCACACCAGGCGCTGCCGTTTCTTGAGGGGCAGGGCCAACAGGTTGAGCTGCTCTTTGTTGTGATGGGCGTCCAGGGTGATGGTGATCATGGTTAGCCCCGGATCCTGTGCGAGCCGGTCCCCGCGACGTTCATGTCAATCTGCTCGGCCACCCAGATGGCATAGGGCGCCACTTGCCAGTGCTTGCCAAGCCAGTGGATGGGGCCATCTGCCTGCTCAATCAGGCGCAGCGGTTCGGCGAAAGCGAGCTGGATCTCAAGGTCGGCGGTCTGTTCATCATTCGGGGTGACCGCGTATTCGGGGTCGGGCAGCTCAAAATCCTCTCGGTAGTCGTCATGTTCCTGCACCCAGGCGGCCACCACGGCCAACAAGATGGCCGGGTCGAGATCCCGAAAGGGCAGTTGCTCGACGGTGAACACGGCCTGGTAGGTGAGCCAGCCGACGTTGCTGCCGGTGGGCCCCATGTTCTTGGGTTCGAGCTTGATGGTGCCGTTCTCCATCCAACTATCGAGGCGCTTGTGGCACTTAGGCGGCAGTACCCGCAGCAGCTCGGTGTGGAGCGCCTGCAGGAAGTAGCCCTGGGCTTGCTGCTCGTTCATGCCTGCCTGCTGCTCTTGGCTCATATCAGCGAGACTCCCGCCCGGTGCTTGCCCTTGATGCTGCGCACCAGCTGCTGGCTCTCGGCCAGTAGCTGGGCGCGCGGGTCTGGGGATCGCTCCACCAGGTTGTTGGCACTGGCTCGCTCGGTGACGCTGGCGAACTCCGGCAACAGGGCTGCCTTGGCGCGGGCAAACACGGCGGCCAGGTACTGCTCGGTCAGGGCATTACTGCCGGTGTGGGCACCACCTTCCAGGCTGGGCCCGGGGACGTCTACGGCTGTGGTAAAGCCCTTGCCCTGCAGAGCGGCCTGATGGCTCGCAAGCTGCAGGTTGATTTCAGACACGGCGGCCAGCAAGGCTGCGCCAGTGGTCTGCATGTCCAAGTCGGCAGGCAGGGCACGGCGGCGCTCAAAATCAGCCACGGCCACATCCGGCCAGAAACCATCGTTGCGGATGGTGGCGGCGCTGTAGTCGACGTTCTTGCCTGCAAACATGGCTTGCCTCGCTGGTTGAATGGGGCACCCCTGAAGCCACGCAATTGCCGATGGGTTAGCCAGAGGCTGCTCATGGCATTCGCGCCGGGGTGCGGTGGCGCGGAGAGTCGGTTCGTTCCGGCGGTTTATGCCGGGTTAAGCGCCCGCAGGCGCATGGCAATCTTTTGGCGCAAGGTGCCGACCCCCACCTTGCGGTGCAGTGCATCGGCCTGGGCCAGCCAGTGATCGGCTTGCTCCAGGGTGGCGCTGTCGCCCACGGCACTGGGGCGGGGCTGGCCGTCGTGGTCACGCAGCAGCAGACAACCGGCGGCCTTGAACCACTTGGCGGTGAGTTGCTCGTTGAGGCGCCAGTCACTCCGTACCTTGTCGAATACCCGGGAGAACCAGGGCTCGACGGCATGGCCTTCGGCGGCTTGTTTCTCGGCCCACTCCAGCACGGTGTCGGCCACAAAGTGGGCCCAGTCGCGCTTGATGTTGTTGGGGGTACGCTGGCCCTGGGCAATGGCGAGATCTGCCCAGGCAATGCCTGAATCAAAATCGCCCACATCAAAGGCCCAGATGATGAGCCGCTGGAACAGCTCGTTCTGATAGGGCTGACCGGACTCAGCGACAGCGGCCAGATAGCGCACCACATAGGGGCGATACTTGGGCATCAGCTCATCGCGTTTCATGTTCACCCGGTCAGCGATGCGGGCCAGCTTGCGCAGGCGACCGATGTCTTGCTCCAGCGCAATCAGCTGCAGGTGCAGGCTGTCAGCCACCGCGCCGGTGGCGATGCCGGAGCGGGCGGCTTGCACCACTCCCTGCATGGCCAGCTGGCGCTGCTTGTGACGTTGACCGGGTGATCCCATGGCTTAGTAGGCCTGATGTGCGGCGGCGGCCGCTTCTGCTGCAGCAACGACGGCGGGATCTGCTCCAACCTCGATATCTGCCTCTTCAAAGCCGCCATAGGCCAGGTGCTCGCCCAGGGCATAACCCTCCATGCGCCAGTACTGGTTATCGAAGCACTTGTGATCCTGGTTATCGTCGGCCTTGCGCTTGCGGGTACCGCGCTGGGTGTAGATGTGCAGGTTATCCAGGGTGGTGACCACCATCCGCTTGCCCGGGAAGAAGGGCGGGATGTAGGCACGGCGCCCGGCGATGGACTCGGCCAGCTTCTGGGCGGCGATCTGCTCGCTCGGCTTGGTGGCTTCGCTGTAGAGCTTGGCCTGGGCGGCGGCAATCAAGTCGGTGCCGACCAGCACCACCAGACGTGGGTCTTGGCGGAACAGCGGGTCGATGGTGGTGTTGATAAGATCAGATGCCATCTCGTCCAGGGTTTTGTAATCGCCCTGGCCGTCCGGGTCGAA